TAGAGATGCCGGTGATAGTGGTTTATGGATTAAGTCTTGGATATCTACGTCTTCTCCGTTTTCTTGTGATTTACAAATAACACAAGATGACGATGAATATGATTTGAATTGTTATATTTACTTAAATAGAAAGCACGAAATACATAATTTTACAATTTATTATAAAAACGAAGACTTTGAGTCAGTATATGATCGTGAATATTTAGATCAATTTGATTGTCTTACAAAAGAATATAAAATATGTAAGTGTGACAATTTGTGTGCTCATAATAAAGATCAATGTGAAGACTGTTACATAAACGATTACGAAAATGATGAGAGATGTTCTATCTGTTTTGAAAATAATTATGCATGGATTCAGATAACTGGGTCTGACGGAACGGGATGTAATCACAAATTTCATAAACACTGTATAGAGAAAATCGGAAACAATAAATGCCCTCTGTGTAGAGCCCGTTTCTGTAAATATGATGATGTAACTGAATTATAAAAAAGTATATTAGGTAATAACTTAGAATAATTAATTTTAAATTTTAAAAAAATTTAAAGTTTAATTCTTACTCATTATTTATTACTTCTTCTTCTTTCTTTTAAAAGCGTCAAGTACTGCTTGAGACGGGCCTCGTCTAGGTGCTTCTTCTTCAGCTTGAATTTCTGCTAACTGATCAGCATAACTTGGAGCAGCTACCATAACGCCGGGTACACTTGGAGCGGCTCTAGCGTTTTTCCGCAAATCTCTGTATTGTTTCATCAAATCGCGTTTACTCCAATCGTTATAAGTAGATTTATGAGCTTTATTAATTAAGACTATATTTTCTATTAGATCTCTTCTAGTCATAGTAGATAAATATTTACTTTCTTTATTTTTCTCTCTATCTTTTCTAGTTTCAACTACATTTGTAGTAGGTAAATTTAAAGTTGTTAATAATTTAATCATTGCCGGTTTTGTCTTAGGCATTGGCGGGCAAGTATCGCGTTTATACTTGTTCATTACAGCTCTCATTTGGGCTACAGTCATTTCTTTTTCTTTTGGAGGTGTAGCCATTTTATATATTAAAAGTATTATTTTTTTTTCTTATTTTTTACATAGATAAGTTAGTACTTATTTTTCACACTCCAGTTTTTTAAGTTGCTCCGAAATTAATTTCGGAGCAACTTTCCTTTAACTCTTTAATTTTTAAACTGTTTAAGCTTCATTGTTTTTGTTCCCAATATTATCAATTAAATGTTTTATTAGTAAAGGAGGAACACATTCTCCTAAAACTTGCCTTAAAAGACTTTCATTAGCCCAATCGGGAATATCCCAATCATCGTTCAATCCAGTTAGTAACATAAGTTCGTGTATTGTTAAAACTCTCGCATTATCGTATGTTCCATCTGATTTTATTTTACCCGGATGTACATTATTTTGTGATGATATACTACCATTTGCCATAGTTATTGTTGGACTAGGGGCATCCCAACTTATTCTTTTATAAGAAGTTGTAAATGCTTTAATTTTGCGACCATCTTTTGATGGATAATATATAGCATTATCAAATGCTGTTTTTCCCGAAGGTGTATGCTTCATCCACAATATATGTTTATCATTATGTTTTTTTGCCCTATGCCAAGGATAATCACTTGACTCTCCGCTTTCTAACGATGGTAAATGTCCAATCACATCTCTGACTGTTTTTATATATTGTAATTTAAGTGGAAAATTCCACTTAGAGAGGGTTTTTAGAGATAACAGTAATATTGCTCTTTTTCTTTTTTGTGCAGTACCAAAATTAGAACTATCTACTATATCAGAATTTATGTTATACAATTTACCTAATTCTTTTTCAAACACTTCTAATACTGTAGTAGTAATATTATTTAATGTTATGTTTAATTTTATGAATTCTGGTACATTTTCTATTAATATATATTTTGGTTTTAATTTTAATATAATATCAATTATATATGTAAATAGGATATCTCTGTCATCATTTTTTTGTTGTTTCCCAGCTTTTGAAAATGATTGACACGGAGGAGTAGCATATATAAAATCTACATTATGCTCTTTACTTTTATTAATTATTGTATCAAATATATCTTTATTTGTTATATCGCCATTAATCATTTTAACATCAGGATAGAAATGACTGTATAATTTACTCCTATTAGGTAATAATTCATTTGCCACTTTTATAGAAACATATTCTCCAATATATGTTTCTCCTATTCCAGCACTTGAAAACAATGATAAACCATTAAGTAACTCAGGCATTTAATTTGTAGCAAGATTAAATTTTATATTTTTTTCTTATTTTTTTAATCTTGCTACAAATTAAATGTTACTACTTGAATTATTCTGCGGAACTAAAAGTGTAGGAAAAGTTTTTGAAGAAAAAGGATATAAAGTTATCTCTCTGGATAACCGTAAAAAAACCGATCCTACATATTGCGTTGATATTTTAGAATGGGACGGATATAAAAATATTGAAATGCCAATTCCAGACTTTATTTGGGCTTCTCCTCCATGTACAACATTCTCAATCGCATCTGGGGGTAGACATAGAACAAAAGCAGATATGATCGGTTTTACAGAAGATGCGAAGATAGGTATTAAAATATTACAAAAGACTTTAGAAATAATAAAATATTTTGAAGAGAAAAATCCAAAGTTAAAATGGGCGTTTGAAAATCCGCGTGGATTAATGCGATATACAGAAGAAGTAAAAGATATTTTAAGATCAACGTGTTGTTATTGTAAATACGATCATTGTTATAAAAAACCGACTGATATATTTTCTAATTTTCCTTTAGAGTTATTAATGTGTCGTGAAAAACGGGGTGAAAAAACTTGTCATCATCGCCGTGGTAACAAAGGTATACATAGTGCTAAACTAAATGATAAGTTTAAAATACCGTCAAAATTAATAGAATATATTTTAGAACAAATTTAAAATAGTTTATATATATAAAATGGCCGATTATTCTCAGATGAAAATAACTGGACTAAAACTAGAATTGAAGAAACATCATCTTCAAATTTCTGGTAATAAAGCAACACTTGTTAAGAGGTTGACAGATTTTCTCAGACCTCCAGAAGAGCGCAAAGAAGAGCGCAAAGAAGAAAGAGAAGAAAAAAGTAATCGTACTCAATCTCAAAAGCAAATCATTAATATTTACACAGATGGTAAAGTTGTTGAAGATAAATCTGATGCTAAAAATATTTACATTTCTGGCGCTTTACCAAGTAGACCGTTTTTACCAAGTTCAAGTAGTTCAAGTAGTTCAAGTAGTTCTAGTTCTGGATTAAAAAATCCGATCGTTTCTAAATTTCCCACAGTTCAAACAGTCAAGCCAGTTTTTTTCAAACCAACAGAAGAAAAGAAGCAAGAAATAATTAGTGGTATTATTGCTCCTAAATCATCTGCGATCGGGGGTGATGAAGAAGAAGATGATACTCCAAAACGACCGTTGCCTAAAAAATTAGTTCTTAATAAAAAGTTTTCAGATAAATTACAGAAAGTTTTTTCTCAAAATACAAATACAGATTTAGCAAAGTCAGTTCCACTTCCTCCAGATATTAAACTTCCTATTCCAACTTTAGATTTTTCTTCAGCTCCTCCTCCTCCTCCCCCAGATTTTGACGTACCTAAAAAAAACCCCAATAATGTAGCATCAACTCTACTGGCTATGACTGGAAAAGCTCATACTGATTTTTTTGAAGCAAAAGAAAAATCCCAGAGTTTGAATACAAATCAAGAAAAAGTTTTTAAATATATAATAAAAAAAATGGGTAAAGTTGATAATATAACTCCAGAACAACTTGTAACACTTGTAACGTCTGTTTTAATTAAAACAGATGTACCAGATACATGGTCTAAAAATGAGTCAAATACGGTAATTAAAGCAATTAGAAAAACAATAAAAAAATATGAATAACATTTAAAAATTATAATTACTAATCATAAATGATTAGTAAAATTATATCTCAAAATTCTAGAAAAATTCCGTGGGGTTGGAGTACTGCATTAGATTTAAAACAGTGTAACTATAAAGTTAGAAATGAAAAAGATATAAAAAATTACGTCTACCAACTGTGTGATCTAATTGATATGAAGCGTTTTGGAGAATGTAAAGTAGTTCATTTTGGATCTGGAAATAAATCTGGGTATAGTATGGTTCAACTTATTGAAACTTCTAATATTACTGGACATTTTTGTGATGAAGATGCTTCAGCTTATATAGATATTTTCTCGTGTAAAGAGTATAATGAAATAGAAATGGAAAAATTTACAAAGAAGTTTTTTCAAGCTGAATCGTATGTTAGCAAAACAATTTGTAGATATTAACAATTATTATTTATTTAAGCATAAGTAATCATAGTCTGATAATGGCTGAAATCACACGCTGAAGTAGCGGTGAAACTAACATCTAACGGATGTGTCAACGTATTTTGAAAAACAACGTTTCCAGGACTGTAACAGATCATCTGTCCACCGTTTTTCTGATAATACGAAAATAGGCGTGCTGTTGTTGAATTAATAAAAACGTATTTATTTACAAATTTAACGGAATCAAAAGCCGCCCAAGTTGTAGAAGATAACGTATTTAACGATACTAGAATTCCGTTATCCAATACTCCATAACCAATAACATTACTTGCTGCTACACTATTAATCTGCCCAATAGTCGTGATGGTCATTTGTTTATTCGCTTCAAACGGATAAGTAAAATTAGTGCTTCCGATCCCCGCAGATATTGGATTAACCACTATGACAGGACCGGGATAAATAGGTATAATCGGGTTGGATGCCGAATTAGAACTAAATTTAAGCAAAACCGGTTGGACAATATTTCCATCAACTTTCAGTTCGCCGGTATCTAACGAATTACATTTAATCGTGTTTGCTCCTACGTGCATCCAATCTTTTATTACCAGATCAGAGGTCAGTTTGTTCAAACTCATTTATATATATAAAATATTTTTATTAAATTTTTTAAAATATTTTATTAATATAAAATGTCTCTGAATAAATTCACAGATTTATCATCTAAACCGTGGATGAGAATAGGATGCGATGCAGTAACATGCAATGCGCTTCTTGCCAATACATCTGTTACGACGCCAACTGTTTATTGTACAACTCTCAATCTTGCGGGAGAAACTATCCGAGCAACTCCTCTTGTGTATAGCAGTCTTGGAAATTATACAACTGCATCAATTTACCCCGCAATTACAACCGTTGTATATTCAGCAACTCCAGGTATGGGAACTTTGGTTTCAACTGGCTATAAAGCCGGTGATCAACTTAAAATTGTAACTCGTGGAATTATCAATTCTGCTACTTCAAGTAATGTAGTTGATGTTTATTTATATGGTGGTGCTTTACAGATTAGTAATATTCAAATTTCTTCTGGAGCTTGGACTACTTCTACTGATATAGTTATTACAGGTATTTATAATTTTATTAATGCCACACAAGCTTATTTCTACTCAAGTGTTTCTTTACCAACTGATATTCAAAATCTTGCTTATTCTACTATTAATTTTCCCGCTACAGTGCCGTATAATCAAACTATCGCATTGAGTGCTGTGGCTGCTTGTAGTTTTTCGCATTTAAATACTACTATTACTTTAATTTAAATCTAAGTAAAAATTTTATATATTATTAAAATATAAAATGATGGATATTATACAAGTTTTAAATCTTATCATAAAAGCAATGGTAGCAATTGAAAAAATGGTTACTTTGGATGGTGAATCTAAAAAAAACAGTGTTATAACTTATATGAAAGAAAATTTACCGGAATATGATAAATACGCCAATATAATCCCAGTTGCGATTGAACTTGTAATATTACTTTCAAGACAGCCAAAAATAGCAATAAATCTTAAAAAATATAGTTGTATAAGTTAATAAAGATTAAAGTAAAACACTCTATCTATTTTATGGACAAATTTTAAATAACAATTCAAAGTTGCAGTGACATCACAAAGTGAATTATGGCATCCTTTAAACTCTTCTCCAAATAATTTCAAATGAAGTTCTTGAAGTTTGGGCCACTTAAAATTACCATACATCCCATCTATTTGACAAAATTTTATTGTTTCCATCATCGTGCAGTATGACCGTTTTTCGCTAAACAAATCAAACTCCTTCAATCTATCTAATCGCAACATTTCAGCTTGAATAACTTTTTTGTCAAAAGCATGATTATGCGCTACATTCAAATCGCACTCATACATATCTACAAAAAACTCCCCGATAACTTTACCGAGTTCAACTCCTTTCTCTTGTGAAATATCATCAGTTACTCCGTGTATATTAGAATTCATAATATGGATCGGACATTTAATAATATAATCAGCGGTTTTAATAATTTTTTTCAAATCTAAATCGTATACTATCCAAGAAATTTGAACAATATGCGGATATTCATTTACATTTAAACGATTCATATTTTTGATTTTTGGCAATAACCCAGTCGTCTCTGTATCAAAGAAAATTATAGTATTACTCATTTTTATTTAAAACAAGATAGTTTTAAATAATTATATTTATAATTTAATTTAATTTAATTTTGAGTTAAATCATTAAATTTACATCGGATATTTCCAATAACACGTTGATAAGTAAAACCGGCAGCTGGAGTGCTTATTCGGATTTCAAAAGCTACTGGGAGAGCTTGAGTAAAACCAGTATTTCCAACAGTTGCTTTAGAAGTAGTATACAAATTTTCTTTGAATGGTGTAGTATTATCTTGATATTCAGCTTGTAAAACAACCGCTAAATCTGAAGAAGAAGTTCCCCAGCCATTATATGCTTGAAATTGACCACTTATTTTATGATAACCTATAGTTCCTATAGGAAAATCTTGTGTAACAGATGTTAATAAATTCCCATCAAAATAAACTCCGATTACAGTTCCTGTTGTAACAGCAGCAGACAAAATACCGATAGATTCAAATTCATATAAACAGTTATTACCGATTGTAATAAAAGCAGAAGAACTACCCAAAGTTGTAGTTGTTGTTCCCATAACTGTTTGGGGAGTAGCATTAATAGTATAAGTCTGTGGGATAGAATTGAGAAAAACATATGGCGATATTGCGTATCCTAAACCAGAAAATTGACCTGACATCATACTAATTGCTCCTCCAAGTGGAACTGTGGTTGGATATAGAGTATTATGAACAATTAGATCTCCAGATATATCAATATCTGCAGTTTCTAAATTATCTGCTTTTAATTCGTGACACGCGATGTTCATCCATTGATTTGTTACGGCAGAGCTTGTGAATTTATTTAAACTCATGCTTGTTTTTATTTATTATAAATATTAAAAATATTTATAATTTTTTCAATTCATCTTTGGAGTTGGAGATAATATACCAAGACAAAATAAAAGTAAAGAACTGTAATGTCTCTGACTTTCACATTGGGGATATACTACTAACATAGTTGCTGAAAAAACAATTAATCCTGATAAAATAGAAACTTGAACTACATATTTAACAGCATTTTTATCAACTCGTAAACAGCACGAAATCCATTCATTTTTTTGTGAAACTGCTACTACCGGTTCAATAGTAATACTCTGATCCATTTATTATATACTTTTTTTAATTAATTAAAAATGCTTTAACTTTTTCATCAATCAATTTAATTTTCCTCTCAATAATTTTGTGATAATTTAAATCACTCGGTTGTTTTTCTAGAATTATTTCAATACTATCATATGCCTTATCAAGTATTTCATTATATTCATTCTTAATTGTATTACTATCATCTTCAGTTAGATTATCTTCGTCGTCAAAATCTTTCAATAAGTCTGTTATATCTATGTCTAAATCTTTCATTATTTTTTGGATCTGTTTTTTGTATTCATCATCCTTAAACAAGACTCGTTTAAGTTTTGGAGTAGGTTCAACTTTTTTCTGTTTAATAACTTGCGGTAAAATTGCTTCAACTGTTTTTAAAATATTTTTCTTTGGTTTTTCTACTTTTACTTTTTGAATTACTTCTACTTCTTTTACTTTTTCTGGTTCTGGTTCTTCTTTCTCTTCCTCTTCATCTTCAAAAATCGGTTCTTTAATAACAACTCGTTCGTTTTTAATTTGTTCTAAAACTTCTAAAAGTGCTACTGTTGTGTATGAGAAATATTTTTTCTCGTAGCGATTCAATTGTTTGATTTGTTTCAACAGCGATGCTTTTGTAACTTTTTTAGGTTCACTCATTTATTATATATACTTTTTTTATTTTAAAATAAAATAAAAAATATTGTTATGAATTTTAGATTTTTTTAGCTCTGGTTTTCTTTACTTTACTAACTGGCGCTTCTACGACTTCTGGTTCTGGTTCTGGTTCTTCTACAATTTCTTTTTGGACTCTAGTTTTCTTTGGAATTGCTTTCTGCGCTACTAGGACATCTTTTCTAACTTCTTTCGTCAATTTATTAACTACCATCAAACTATTTCTAACTTTGGTACTGTTAGATTTGTTGGGTTTGACATTGTATGTGATCAATTCATCGTTGTATGCTTGGATCGCTTGTTGTAAAAGTTCTGTATTGCTCATTTTTATTAATATAAACATTCTTTTTAAATGATTTTAAAATTATTTATTTTCTTTTGAGCGATAAAATTTAAATCAGTTTACGAAAAGTATAGAGTTATACAACACGCATTACAAATTGCGTTTATGATACGTACCTCTATGAGATCGTTTGCGTTAACTGCTCTTGCTGTAATAGTAGCAGATTGGCTTGTGGCAGACGCCACTCCAACAATAGCGCTACCTGCTACTGTATTAACTAAAATTGATAACTGAGCGACTCCCGTTGTTTGTACGGAACTTGACCATCCGGTAATACTACACGCAATAGGACATCTCCATTGCGTCAGATATGAACTTGCTATTACACTCGTACTAGCAGTATCTGCCCATTTTGAAGGCGTTAAATAATCTCCTATTAATATACTTTTGCCGCCAAAATTTTGCGTAAATCCTCGTGAATTTTCCCAAGTCGGAGCCAAAGCCCCGTTAGATTTTAAAAATTGTCCAAGCGTACCTTGCGCTAAAACACTGGTAGTATTTGTCGCTGATTGATATAATAATTGGTTAGTTGCTACCGCGCTAATATTAGTAGCCGTAGATGAATTACCCGTCAAATTACCAGAAAATATTGAAGTTGTTAAAGTATTGGTACTAGGTTGATAACTTAAACCATTGTCTACATTCACAGTTCCGCTTGGATCTAAAGTTGTACTTACATTACTACTTGTACTTAACATCGGATAAAAAATACTTGCTGAAGCGCTAACGTCAGTTTGTGATATTTCTAACGTATTTGAGGATGTTCCTACAAAACCTGCTACTAAAGCAGTATTATTACTCGTGAATGTATTTCCAGTATATTTAGTCGTAGAAACTAATCCGAGCGTATTTGTATTTGGGGTATATGGCAGTGAAGTGTCTGTGCTAACTGATTGTTGATCTTGAGATGATGAGAGAGGGACAAAAGTAATAAAATATGGACTTGTAAATGCCGAACCGTCCGTAGTTTGAACCTTAGATGAACTTGTACTTGCGCCAACAAAACCAATTCCTGGTATAGCAGTTGTGCTTGTAAAAACCGAACCATTGAATAAAGATGTTGTTAATTTATTTTGATTTGGGATATAATTTAAACCTGAATCTGTTGAAACGTCTTGAGAAGTAGATGAAGTAGATAATGGCACAAAAGTTGGATAGTAAGTAGAAGAAAATGCTGATCCGTCAGTAGTCTGAATTTTATTACAACTACTTGCGTGACCTACAAAACCGATTGCCGGTGGTACAACAGTACTAGTATAAATACCGCTATTCATCGCCCCAGTTGTTAATAAATTAGAAGTAGGAATATATGAAAGACCACCAGAATCAGTGCTTAAAGTTGATGTAACTCCAGTAGTATTAGCATTAAAAACTGGATAATAAGTTGAAGCTGAAGTGGTAATTGATGTAATATTAACAGTATTCGTTCCTGAAGCCCCCGCTGAACTAATAGTCAAGTTATCCGTTCCGCTTCCTGCTATTGTAACATTAGTTCCTGCTGTTAAAGAAACGGGTTTAAAATCAGTAAGAGTGCTTGTTGTTGCTATTAAAGTCGTGCCTGTTCCTCCATTTGTAAAAGTATAAGAGCCTCCGCTTGAATTTATTGTTAAATCATTTCCACTATCTGTTATAGATATGTTACTACCTGCCGCAATACCTTTGGTTTTTAATGCTGGATTTCCAGAAGAAGTAGCAACTAAAGAATTTGTTCCTACAACTGTTCCTCCTGTAGTTAAACTTATTAAAGTAGAAGGTAAAGAATTTGTTAAAGTTATTTCAGTAGATGTATTTGTTAAATTTATTCCTGAACCTATTAAAGATTTAAGATCAAAATTAGGATTTGTATTAGAAGAAATAAGTGACGTTCCAGAACCAGCTGAATTAATTGATACTGGAATATTAAGACTATCTACGTATAATTTATTCGTTAAATCATCTGGATTAATTGGAACATAACTACTTGTAATTTTATTCGCCGTTAATTGAATTGCTTTTTCAACTGTAATTTCAGTTAAATTTTCTAAAATACTTGATCTATCACAAGTAGTTGCCGTTGGATTTGAAATCTGAAGAATTCGCCCAACTTGCGCTGGTAGTGTTCCTGAATATGTTATTCCTGATAAAGGAGGTGTTGGAACTGCTGACCAATATGTGTTGCCGTTGCCATCTGTAGATAATATATCTCCTAAATTTCCGTTTGTTGCTGTCGTTAAGTTGTATGTACTTGTATCGTCGCAAACAACTGTTAGAGAATCATTAACGGTTAAATTATCTACAGAAACGTTTGGAGGTAAAGTTATACTGTTCAAAACGATTAAATCATCGCATTCAAGAGTATGAGCACCGATTTCAAAATTTAAATCAAGGCCCGTCTGGAAATTGGTGAATTTATTTAAACTCATGCTTGTTTTTATATTATGACAATATAAAAATATAATAACTTTTAATTTAATACAAACGATTACCTCTGGCTTTCATTTCTAAGCCAATAATCTCTCTTCCCATAGAAGTATTATAATCACTTCTACTAATTTTTTGTTCTAGATCCCACGACGATGAGCCATATTTAAATGGAATATTATCTGTGTCTTTATTAAGATTTTTAAAAGGAGTTGTTGTATAGTCAAAATTTATAGGAGAACTATTATTCTGATTAAATGCGTTTAATGGTCCTAGACCACTTCTAATGCCTTCAAGATATTCACTTTGCGCTTTTGTATGATACATATCATATTCTTGTTCCGCTTCAGATTTAAAATATGGTTTTACAAAACCTAACGGATAAGTTGCTTCTTGAAGTGAATTCACGTCAATATTATAGTTCATTAACATAGCCGGAGAAATGTTTCCACGGTTTTGATACTCTGGGGTTACCATCGTTCCAAGAGTAGGTTGAATTGCTGTCATTTTATTATACATATTATTTTAAATATTTATAATTAATAAAAATGTTCAAAGTAAAAGAGCGAAATTCTTATTCTAATAACGAAAAGGTCTTTAGAATAGCGAACATAAAAGGCTCTGCCGATAAACTAACTAAAAGAAGTTTATTTCTTGTTAATGATGGATCGGGAGAAGACGAGATTAAACTTGATGGGAAAGAATATTTTGCCCCGTGTAATCAGTTCAGAAAACATCAAAACGAAAGGCTTTATGTTGCTGGGCCGTCCGGATCTGGTAAATCTACTTATGTAGCAGATTATGTTACTCAATTTTTGAAAGAAAAAGGTTTAAACGATACAACAGTTTATATATTTAGTTCTGTAGATTATGATAAAATTTTAGATGAAAGATTTGGGGATAGAATTTATAGAATAGATGTAGATGATCCGGTCTGTTACGAAGAAGGATATCACCCAGAAGAGTTTGAAGAAGGATCTATTATTATTTTTGATGATGTAGACAAGATTAAAAATTCAAGGTGTAGAAATGCTATTTATATGTTACGTGAAAATGTTTTAGAAACTGGGCGACACTATGGTTTAACAGTTATTTCAACTTCTCATCAACTTTCTAATTATGCTAAAACAAGAACTTTATTATCAGAAGCAACTTCAATTACTGTATTTCCACGCCACGCTGGGACGACTCATTATATACGTGAGTACTTAAAAAAACATGCTGGTTTTGATCAACTAAAAATAAAAAAGTTTTTGTCATTAAGTAAAAATTCAAGGTGGATCACTCTTTATAGAAATGCTCCACCATATGTCATATCCGCGAAATGTGTGTATAGAATTCACGATGAATATTTGGATGATTAAAAAAATATAAATTTTTTTTAAATCTATTTATATAATAAATGAACGCTTGGATGAAACATTTAATGGCATATCATAAAGCACATCCGAATATGTCTTTAAAAGAATGTATGCATAAAGCAAAACTAACTTATAAAAAATAATAAGTTTCTATAATAAAATGAGTATAGACAATATTGTTAAAAACTCTGAGGCATATTCTTTATCGGATAAAGAACTTATAAATCTAACAGATGGACAGTGTAAAGTTATTACTTATCAAGATCTTGAAAAATTTAATAATATTGATGAAGTTCTGGAACCGTTTGGTGCTACAGTGATTTTATATCAACAAAAAGAAAAGATCGGACATTATACAGTTTTAATTAAACACTCTAACAGTCTTTTAGAAATTTTTGACTCATTGGGTTTGGGTTTAGATAAAGAATTAGAATTTTCTGAATATAATAAAAAACGACACGGAGGACGTGCTATACCACATCTATCTATCTTAATTGAAAATAGTAAATATAAAATAGAAGCGAATTTAATTCAACTTCAGAAAGACGGAAAAGATATTAATACTTGCGGTAAATATTGTGCTATTCGTATAAAATTTAGAGAAAAAAGTTTAAAAGATTTTGTAAAGATGTTTAAAAGTAGTAAAATTATGGATAGTGATATGTGGGTTTCCGCTCTAACACTTTGTTTTGTATAAAATTATATTTAAAAATTTATTATGTTAGATATAATAAATGTTCGTACAACCAACATATAGTTTGTCTCAAACATCTACTCAAAATGCGTTGGACCTTTCCGCACTAAATTTATCTCAAGGTAAATCAAATACTGTAAATGACGACGGAGATTATGTATACTATAACGTAAATATAATTAACCGAAATGAACCAGATGGTAAAATTGCTAAATTTAGTGAAAATCGTGTCGTACCGGTTTTACAAAAACCATCTGATTATAATATTTGCTGTGTTCGCTTTTCAATTCCTTCTATTAATATTCCAATTCTATTTTTTGACAATTATTCTTTTTCGGTTAAATTATCTTATGGCGTGTCTACAGTATCTCAAGCACTTGTTTGGATCCCAAATGGTACATCTAATCCATATGCTCCAAAACAACCCGTTTACGATTATCAAGAAGTAGTTAATTCTCTAAATGTAGCACTTGCTGCTGCTAAAACTGCTCTAAATGCATTACAACCCGCAGTTATTCCATTTGATGCTCCATTTATAACTTATAATGCTGAATCAAGTCTTTTTGATCTAAATGCTGAAACCGCAGGATATGATTTATCTCTTCCAAATTTTATTACTATAATTTTTTCTGCTGATCTATTCGTTTTATTTGCTAATCTTCAAGATTTCTTTTTGAATGCTAATGAGACTCAAATTATAGTTCAAGATAACTTTAATAATTCAACAGTATATAATTCAAAACCATATTTATTTATGAGACAATCCCAAGAAAGCCTTGAACTTTGGGCTGAAATTAATCGTATTGTTATTCTATCTAATTCTATTCCTATTAGACAGGAATTAAGTCCAACACAGGATGATGTAACAAAGAGAATTTTGTTTGATTTTAACGTAACAGGAAGACCGGATAAAGGAAAAATAACTTTTTTTCTACAAGGACCGCCAAGATATTCAGACATGCTTTCTGATTATCCTATGACTCAAGTTGATTGCGAATTTGTTTGGGCAGATTCAGAAGGTAATACATTTCCTATATATCTGAATGTAAATGATAATGCTAGTATGAAACTTCAGTTTGTAAAACGAATTAACTTGCGTTTGAATGGTTATTAACTTACTTAAAAATTTATTATATTTTATATAATAAATGTCTTTAACGAATAAATTATCCGGAGACAACATCTTCTATAATTTAGAAATAAATGGAGAAAATCAACAAACTAGACAAGCGATCTTCAACATTAACCGCACGGATGTAATTTTAGACAATCCAAGCGATTACTATCTAGGAATTATAGATTTTTCTCTTCCATTATATTCAGTACCACTTTTCAGTTTTGTTAACGGAAGATATAAATTTTCTCTATTTTTTGACAACTTAACATTAACAAACGATTTACTCTGGGTTCCAGAGACTATAAACACATCTCCAGTTTTTCAGAGTGTTTATTCTTATCAGTCATTTATTACTTCTATGAATAATTCTCTAAAAACTTTATACAATAACATGCAATTTGCTAAACCTTTATTTTTACCTACGGAACAACCTTTTGTTACTCTAGATAACGATCTACTTTCTATTAACATACAAGAATGGTATTATCTAAATAATTCTTTCATATTGTGTAATAATCAATTGTTTGAATTTCTAACATCTATATCACACTTTTTCGTTACCCCAACTCTTGTTAGATTTTTGTATGACGATCATATGCCATCTTATATGCGTGGTGGTATAAAATATTATAAATTAACTCAACAAAATAGAGATTTAGATAATTGGTCTTCTTTAGTCTCAATTTTATTTCAAACAAATACAGTTCCAGTTGCCGGAGAAATTATAGGAGCGCAAAACAACGAACAAATTTTAGTTCTTGGAGATTATATTCATCTACCAAATTCAAATAGAACTGCTTATTATAATTTTGTTTCTAAAGCCCCAATTAGATTATGTGACTTAAATAGTAATTATCCTATGACACAGATGGATGTGACAATTAGATGGTACAATAAAGAGGGCGCGTCAGAAATTATTGTTATATCTCCAGATCAAAACGCCAGAATGAAATTGGTTTTTGTTCGTAAAAGTGTAGAAGATCAGAATAACATTGATTTAGATGGATATGGAATAAGATGAAAAAAAAAATTATTTTAAAATAAAAATTTTTTTAAAATAATTTTAATATATTTAATATAATAAAATAATATGAGTCTAACAAAGATTCAATTTCCCAGAAGCCACGTTACTTCAGATCAATTTAAGACTTTTCTTGTCAAACAGGGTGGATCTCGTGTAACTCAGCAGGTTTTTGCTTCTAATTCTTGGGGCAGTGCCGGTGCTCCAATCGTTCAAGCATCTTGGAACGTCAATCCTCCCTCTACACAAACTTTGGTAGATCGTGACATCCGCATTAAATGTTATCTTTCAGTTGTCGTAGATCAACCACTCCAGATAGGCACAAATGACGGACTTCGCCAGTTCCCATTGGCTAGTATTACTGACGTTATTACCGTCCAGATTAACGGTGAAACTCTTTCACAGAATACTTCTGATTTTAATAACGCTATGCTATGCTTTGGTAATATTCCGGAAGATAGAAATGGGGCAATTTCTACTTCTCCAGGAATGCCCGATCAATTTCAGCAGTATAATAATTGGACGACTCTCGGTTCCGCAAGAAATCCGTTGGCCGATTATGGTGAAAATTCTGCTGAAATGAGTCGTGGAGGTTTCCCCGTTGTTGTTGCTCCAGGCGGACTTTCTTTTACTTGTGAAATCACAGAGCCATTATTTTTATCCCCGTTTTCCAACGGACTTACTGATGAAGAAGCCTTCTGTAATATTAATCAGTTGAATATCTCTCTTCGTTTTGTTCAGTTGGTAAATCGTGTTTTGTGTCACTCTTCCGCAGGAAATGCTATTACCGCAGTTTCCGTCTCGTTTACACAGGCTCCAGAACTCCTTATTAACTATATCACTCCCCAAATTACTCAACCACTCCCTACCGTTCAAACTGTATCGTATTCTAAACTCCAACAGTATATTAAACCCATTACCGGTTTTGTTCAGGGAACTTCTCAAACCGTTATTTCTGATAGTATCAAATTGTCAATGATTCCTTCGCACATTTATTTGTTCGTAAGACATGCTCGTTCTGCGTCTAATTATTTGGTCTCTGATTCTTATGCCAAACTTTCTAATATCAATGTTCTTTGGAACAATCAGTCTGGTCTTTTGGCTACTGCTTCAGATCAAGAACTTTATTCTATTACTCATCGTGCTGGATCTAACTTGTCGTGGGCTCAATATTCTAAATATCGTGGTTCCGTTTTTTGCGTTACTATGGGCGATGATATAGGGCTTCAGGCAAACGAGACGCCAGGATGTGCAGGGCAATACACGATAAGTGTACAGGCTACAGCGACGTGCTTGGGTGGAACCGGTGATTACGAGTACTTTCTCGTTATGGATATGCCAGGAACTACTTCAGTTTACGAAAATGGGTGCAGATCAAGCATCGGAAACTACTCAGAATCAATGGTCCTAGCCGCTCATCAAAGCTCAGAAAGTATGGATCATCAAGTTTTTACTGCGCTTCACGGTGGAGGTCGTAGCGTTCGTGGAGGTGCTTTCGGAAGCCGTTTCAAGAGTTTTATCCACCGCGTATCTGGAGGAATTCAGAAAGCCGCTCAGTTCGCTCAACCGTTCGTTGATAAAGTAGCGCCCGAATATTCACAACTTGTTCGTGGAGTCGGAAGTGTCGCTGGAGAAGTTGGAAATTTGACTGCGGGTTCTAGAACATCTGGAGGTCGTCTTTCTCGTATGCGTCGTTAAAAATAATAATTTTCATAATAATATTTTTTTATATTTTATAATATAAAAAACTATATGCCAAAAACTAAACAACCGTCTGAAACACTCAGAACGCAAATAAAGAAAAGTAGAAAAGAGATCACAGAAAGTTCTATAAACGCTTATATTATAAGTCTCAGGATGTTACACGACGCTTGTTTTGAAGATCACAAAGGGGAACAATTAGACTCTAAATTTCTCCATAACTTTGAAAAGATTAATAAATGTTTAGAGGAAATTGAGAACAAAAATACACGTAAAAATAGGCTTACGGCGATTCTCGTAGCATTGGATTCAGAAGAAAAACCAGATAAAAAACTAATAGATAAATATCAAACAGTTTTGAAGACACTTATGGTTGATGTTAATAAACAAATTAATAGTCAGGAAAAAACTGAAACCCAGAAGAATAATTGGATTGAATACGATGATATAAAAAAGGTATTAAATAAGATGTTAGAAGATATTAATAAAGATAATTTGTGGACTAAAGAAAAGTTGTCAAAAACTGAATACGGATTAATTCAAAAGTACGTACTGCTTCGTTTTTACGTCTCACATCCTATGCGTAACAACGTCTCAAATACAAAAGTTCTATCTCAGAAAGAATATGATGATCTAAAAGAAGATGATAAAAATTCTCATAACTATTTAATTAGAGAGAAGAATAAGTATAAATTTATGTTGAATAATTTTAAGAATGTAAAAAGGATTGGTAAAAAAGAAATAACAATAGACGACAATATAGCAAAATTACTGAGTAAGTGGTTGAAAATAAATACATCTGGGTGGTTTTTTACTCTCAATAATAAAACAGAGCCTTTAACATCAAACGGAGTAACAAAAATAATGAATAGTATTTTCTCAGAATATGCGAATGGAAAGAAGATAAGTACGAGTATGATACGCCATATTTCAATCTCAGATGATTTGAAAAATGAACTTACGATAGCGGAGAAAAAGAAGAAAGAAGAAGCAACTGAAAATAAGTACCAGCACAGTTCAAGTATGAATGATACTTATCGGAAAATTTAAAAGAATTTTAGTATTTTATTTTAATTTAAATAAAATGTTGTTGTATAATAAAATGCCACACTACACAGAATCTCTTTCAGAAGAAATACTTTTCAAAGCAGAAGAATTAAAAATAGAAGAAGAAGAAGATGAAATTAATAGTTTAACTTTCAGAGAGTTTTACGACCTTATAGATAATCTCAAAAAATTACATCCAACGTTTAGACCGCAAGACTTCAAACGGTTTATGAAAGGAGAAGATTTTAAAGATCAATATGATGATGTTGTTTTTGCGTTTTTAGACGATCACGGTTATCCAGATATGAGTAATGATTATGTTAAAGATGTTGTGATCGCACTGTCAACAATTGGAATTGAAATACCGCAAAAACTACGGAGTGTAAAGGAAGAAGAAGAAAATAATAATGTTGTTGAAGATAAAAAAGATGAGTTACTACCCGAAATCACAGTACTCGCTAGACAAACTACAGAAATCGTCGCGTAAATTTAAGAAGTACGATGCCATCTTAATTAATAAGATTAATAAGAAGTTAATAACTATACCTTTTGGAGATAACAGATATGAACAATATAAGGACACTACAGGCTTAAAATTATATTCAAGCATAGATCACGGAGATAAACAAAGAAGAGCATCATATAGAGCACGACACGCTAAAGACATTAGGGACGGTTATTACTCGGCTGGATACTTTGCTTTAAAATACTTGTGGTAGGAAATGTAACTATGAAAACAACAAAGAAGAAATATAATAGATATTGAAATGAATCATATGAAGAATTTCAATATTTCATCAAATTTAAAGAGAAAAGTAGGAAATCCTAAAATTCCAAAGAAGAAATCCTATAAGACATTAATAAATAAATTTATTTAAACCTTTGTATAGGGGGATTTAAATCTAAATATGCCTTTCATAGTTAGATTTTACTATATTTCTGATTTATTACTTTATATTTCTGATTTTTCATACTTACATATTTATTTACTTTCATATTTACATTTAAAATTAAAAATGTGTATTAAAATAAAATGCTTTTTAAACTCAAAACAAAAACTGCTCATACGTTTAAAATTTTAGCAGAGATACTTTACAATAACGTAAAGAACATTTGTCTGGAGATAAATAAAGATGGAATTAAAATACATGCTGTAAATTCTCTACGATCCATCTTTCTTGATATAGAATTGTTTTCTGATAACTTTAATTTGTATAAGTATAAATCAGTAGAAACTTTATACGTTGGTATGTGTGCTTCTCATTTCTATAAAATGCTCAAGTCAATAAAAAAGAAAGACTCTCTCTGTTTATTTATATCCGATGATAATATACACGAACTGGGTATACAAGTAACTTCTTCTGAGTCAGAGAGAGTTACTACTTCATTTGTAAATATTACGTCAGAACAGATCAATATTATAGAACTTCCTAGCGGTTATATAAAGTCTAATTTAATTCAAGCAAACGAGTTCTCAAAAATGATAAAAGATCTACAGATGATCGGAAAGACTATACAAGTAGTTAAAGATAATTTTCTTGCTTTTACTGCATCTATAGAAAGTTTATTCAAAAGAACTGTGTGTTTTGGAGAAGAAGATGATTCAGAAGATGAAATTTTTAAAGATGTTTATTCTACAGAATTATTCTCTAATATTAATAAAATATCAAGTATCTCAAAAACTGTTCACGTATATGTTAAAGTATCAAAACCGTTGTATATAAAATGTGACATTGGATCTTTGGGTGTTATGCGGATATTTATAAAATGTATGGGAGATATTAATGATGATAAAAATGATTTAGAAGATGATTAAAAAGTTTAAAGAATATTTTAATTATTATAAAATGGGATTTAATACTGCTTTAGAAAAACTGCGGTTTATTTTATCCGATGATGTTAATAAAATATACTACTATTATATAGAAAATCTAACTTGTGTCTATGTTATGAAATTATATGATATACTTAGAAAAAGTTATAAAAAACGATGTAGATTTAATTGTGTTACAGATAAATTAAGACGGTATTACGATATAAAATTTATCAAACAAATTGATTCTGGTAAATATGACGACGATGGCTATTTAATTCCAAGTGCGATGAAACAAATTAGGAGTGATATACCTCTTATAATTTTTGGGACATAAAATTAACATTTTGTAATTTTTCTGATCAATACATTATTTCTAACTTCCAACTCATTACAAACCATTTCGCTACAATCAGTACATATGGTTTCGCTACATATTTCTTGTTTGACAATTTTTAAATTTATAAACTCTTCAGATAGAGAATGATAACATAGTTTGACTATTTTTTCTTCTTCTATTTTTTTTTGTAAATCATTAAAAGTTTTATCAGATATTCTTATACAAGTCTTATATGGCTTGAAATCTACTTGATATGATCCATCTATTTTCGTTAAAAAACTCTCTAAATAATCTATCTCATAAAAACCGTTTATAGAGTTATTCATTATGTCTTGAGTCAATTTACAAATAGATACGTATGTTCCGTCTGTTAGGTTTTCTTTTTGATCATCAATTATTGATTGAAGATCTTGTATGTTATTAGTCATATTTATTTTAAATTACTTTGTCTTAAAGTAATATTTTTATATTATTTAATAACAAAATGACTACTGAAAATCCAAAACCTTTTTTAAAATGGATTGGTGGAAAAAAACGACTTATGACAAAATTAGAAGAATATTTTCCAAAAAAGAATTATAACAGATATTATGAACCTTTTTTAGGCGGTGGGTCTGTATTTTTTAATTTTAAATCCGGAGCATCCGATACTGCTACAATTTCTGATTTAAATGGTACTTTAATTGATACATATATATCTATACGAGATGATTTAGATGAATTATATAAACATTTAAAAGTTTTAGAAGAAAAAAATACAGAAAATGACTATTATATTTTTAGAGATGAATTTAACAAATTAAAAAAAGAAAATACGAATAAAACATATGTATCAGCACTAATGATATATCTTAATAAAGCTGGATTTGGAGGTGTTTATAGAGAAAATCAAAAAGGTGAATATAATGTTCCTTATGGAAAGTATAAAAAAATTAATATTACTGATAAAAAAAATCTCTTAAAAATTCAGGAATCTTTAAAAAATGTAAATTTATCTTGCTCTAATTATTCTGATATTCTTAAGAAAGTTAAAAAAGGGGATTTTATTTATTTAGACCCACCGTATGCTAAAGAAAATAAAACATCTTTTACAAAATATCAAAAAGGGGATTTTGATGAAAAAGAACAGAAAAATTTATCTTTATTATTAAAAGAATTACACGCAAAAGGAGTTATGTTTTTACTTTCTAATTCAAATACTAAAATTATAAATGAACTTTATGAACATTTTACTATAAGAGAAGTAACTGTTGGTCGTCACATTAATAATAAAAATAAAGGAGAAAGTAAAAAGAATAATGAAGTTTTAATTTTTAATTATTCAAATGATGAGTAATATTTTTTATATTATTTAATATAAAAAGAATGACTAAGCCTCTAACAAACGCAGAACTGATTGCGGAAATTTCTGAGTATAAACGCAGAAGATGTAGGGCTATTCCAACCTTGAAAAAAGAACTTGTTAAGATGTGTGAAGATCTTAATTTGCGTACAACAAAAGCTGATCCAAAAGTACATGCTGCTTTTAACGTTCCACTTCCTCCGCATATGTTACCTAAACAAAAATATACAAAAAAAGAATTAATTGTAAAAATTGCTAATATTACGAAAAACACAAGAGCGTTTTATAAAGATTGGACTAAACGACAGTTAGATAATCGTTGGGATGAAGTAAAGCCGAGATAAAGTATAACTTTTCTGTTCTAACTTTTGACTTGTGTTCGCCTTCTGATTTACTAACCCCGCTTAATTTATTACTTTTTGACCAAATTTCTATAAAGTTATCTGGGGTATTATATTCTGAAACAAAAACTAAATTATTTTTACTCATTGTTATACACCAATCATAAAAATCTTTATTATTAAATTTACTAGCGTAATGTGATTCTGTGGAATTATATGGTGGATCGCAATAAATGACAAATCCTTTTAAGTCCGAAAACTGAGTATACTCGCCGTGACTAAAAACTACGTCTTTTAGTTTTTTAGCAATATTTACTACTCTATTACTGGCTGATGTAGAATTTATGTTCTTACCGTATTTTGGAGCGTAACCTTTAAAATATTTACCCCCAAATCCGTACTGATGCCCTACATATCCTTTTTCGGCTAAATCCGTACTTGTTTTTAACTTGTTATATTCTTCTTCTGAAACGTTTGTAGGAGGTATCCATCCTTTCTGTGCATCTTGCCACATTAAAATTACGCTATTATTTAAATCTCCGGCTAATAAATTACTTGTTAAATTTTGAAAATGATCTGGAATATGTTGATATACTCCTAGCATACCGCAAAACGGTTCACAATATCCTTTTACATCAAAATTTTGTTTTTTTACTTGCGCAGAAATTACTTTAGCTATTTCGTTTCCTATTTTTAATTTACCTCCGTGATATGAAGTCATTTAAATTTAATAATATAAGTTATTAAATTTAATAAATTAGTATTTACTTGAAAAATACCAATGAGTATCTCGTTCCCTTAAAAGGTTCAGAAGAATGTATAATTTTAGATCCGTCAAAAATTATACTACTTTCTTGTATGTTAAATTTGGATTCTTCCCCGTTTATATGTAATACTGTGGAACCTTCTGTATAATCTCCAAAACCGATAAGTAAACTTTCTCCCGAATTTTTTTTATCTTTATGTTTTTGACATATTATATTTTTATTCACATAAACTGTGCTAAAATTAAAATTAGGATAATGTAAATCTATAAATTTTTTAAATAAGGGTAATATGTGGGGATGTTTTTTCGTATTATGACTTTCTTGTTTTTCCCCCCTATAAGTAGTTAATCCAAAAGATGTCTGTCTTGCGTTTCTCTGATTTGTGGTTCCAGTACGTAGAGAATGATGACGACGAGGAATTACTCCTATATTTGTAAATACGGTTGGGATATTAATTTTCTGTAAAGCGTCGTAGATCTCTTTTAAATTATTTTTATCATCTTCTGATAATTTTGTTTGGATAACTTTTTCCATTTAATTTATTAAATTATTTTTAAACTTATAAATTTAAAAATATTTCAAACTAAAGATCTAAAATCTTTTCTAATTTTTGTTCACAACTTTTAAAGTGTCTTTTTCTCTCATTCTTCTTAATATTCTTTTCACATATAATACACTCATATAAATCTATTTTTTCAATATATTTGAAAGAATCATCTAGTTCGTTTTTATCCCAATTTTTTAAAGGATTTAACTTAAGAAAGTTTCTAATGTTTTCTATATACTTTTTCGGATATACATTTTTCGTTCCCGTTTTACCACTTAAAATTTCTCCTTTATGAACAGTTCGTTTAACTCTAATTGCGCAACATTTATACTCTTTTTTATATACACTCGCTATATGATGACTTAACTCTAACAATTTTCTGTGTTTATTGTATTTCTTAATATTACGTGTCTGATGCGTTGGATTTAATTTAAAACCGAAATTTAACATGCTGGTTATATAATCTTCATTGTCAGGTTCTGCTAATAATAATAACTCAACAAGACTTAAATGATCTACCGGCGCATCTTCTAGATACACGTTTCCTTTCATATGTAAGTCTTTGAAAAATGTTAATTCTTCTCTTAATTCTTCGTATGTTTTGCTTTCTAATTGTTCGTAAATCATTTTGTTCATCGTAAACATTTTATAAATGCGTATTTGTTTTTAAATATGTTTTTAAAAAATTGAATTTTAAATTTAAATTGTAAGTAACTAACAGAATGACTACTTGTCAAAGAGGCTGCTCCGGATATTGGGATGTTAGAAGCTGTTGTGAGTTGGATTGTAAAGCGAAAAACTCAAATGAACAGTTCTATAAATGCCCTATGAAATTACCTACTATTTGTTTTACTCTTGGAAACGACTATGAACTTTATAAAGTAGTTAAAGCCGGTAAATGGTGGATTATCAAAAAACATTTTAAACTTAATAAAGACGAATTGGAAGAACTAAAAGAAATGCACGCAGAAGAGCAGGAAGAATAAGGACAAAAAACTAAACTAACTATTATAAATTTTATTAAAATTTATAATTCTAATTCATACAATAATTCCATGTGCTTCATAAAACATTTTCTTTTGATTTAGATTGTGTTCCGCAGAATATCTACCTCTTCGCAGATCTAAACCCATTTCGCGATATTTTTTATTCTTATCCAAAAAGTCTTGCGCTTGTTTTGCTTTATTTTTATCTTTAGTTTCTTGCTTTTCCACATCTGTTTTGAGAGGACGACCGGCTTTTTTAGTAAATTCCATAATGTTAGACATTTTCTTATTTTATATATGATAAGTTTTTAAATAGTTTTTTAAAGAATTTAAATTTTAATAAACTATTTAAATAATATGTTTCTATATATAAAATGGAGCAGATATACTTTTATAAATCTGCTGTGGTTGATGACAAAAAGATTAAAGCACAAGATCTAATGTTTTTAGATGCCAAAAAGAACGAACATAAGTTTTTTTGTTCTCGGGATAACATATATCCAAATTGTAAACCAGGTTGTAAAAAATATACTTCTTTTAAAAATATAGACTACTTTTTAGAGTATGAAAAAACACTAGACAAAAACGACTTAAATATGTATGAAATGTTGACCGATGAAGTAGTTGAAATTTATGACATAGATGGTGATTATACAAAAGATACTTTTCTAAACGATGATGGTAGTAACATTTCTTATGATAGAGTTATTGAAGACTTTATTGACGCACGATTGGATTTTCAAGAAGAATACTATTCAAGTATTCCACTCTCTAGAAATAACTTTTTAATTAAAAAAACAGATGATCCAGAAAAGGTTGATACTCCAAAAGAAAAAATTTCTCTACACATTATAGTTAGAAATAATATGAAGTTTGAAAATATTACTTTACTTAAAAAATTTACTCAAAAGTTTAAAAAATACGCTTCTCAAGCTTACCCAAAATTAATTTTTGACAAGTCTATATATTCAAATAATCGTAACATACGAATTCTTGGACATTCCAAAGCCGGACAAGTTGGACGAAATTCTTATAGATATCCAGAGTTTTCTTTATTTAATGATCAAAGTGATCGTAGATTGTTTTACGCTTCTCATCTTATTGGAGAAGAAAAATATTACGATGAAATAGATGATAAAGACGAATTTATTATTGAGAATAGAGAAGATCCTATTGTATATAAAAATAGTTCTACGATTGTAGAACAATTAACAGACCTTATTTTAGAGTCTATAACTGCTAAAAAACTTTCTATATGTGACGCAGAGATTCCAGATAAATTAAATTACGCAGATTGGCAAAATTTAGTCTTTACAGTTTTTAATTGTATGCGGGATGAACTACCTTCTAACATTAAAAAAATGTTTGAAAAACTATTTAGTTGCTATAGACATGCTTCAACTTTAGATCTTGAAAATACTTGGAGGAATATGTCTAATTATATCGGCGCATATGAAAAATTAACTATCAAAACTCTTCATTATTTCGCAAGACAAAATCCAAAATACAAAGACGTTTTCCCAGACGAATTAAAAGAGCATAAAGAATTTTTTGCTTTAATATTATATAAAAAATTTCTTAAAAAAGCAAATAAAACTTTAGAAAGGAGTTTGGAGACTAATTTATATCCGATCAAATATATTCACGAATTTCCAAGATTAGTTCAGCTTACTGAAAATAACGTTTACTCATTAGAATATATTCAGAATATTATCAACTCAATCTGTTCAAATATTTGTAACGGTGGTAAAAACGCTATATATGCATATACAAAAGATTATGATAAATCATCTCAAAAAGATACAAGTAATTATACGATCAATAAGTATAAAGGTCTTAGTTCTGGAGGAGGTTTTTTAAATATATGTGTCAGATTAATTCATCCTTTGTTTGAATCAGAATTTAATTGTTATAAACTACAACAGCAAAATATAGCGAATGGTGCCAGAATTAAGCCAAAAGAAGAACTTAAATGTCCGTCAATATTTTGTTATAGAATGATGACTGATGATAAATCTTGTAAATCAATTATCTCAACTATGTTTATTGAAAATTTATTTAAGACATACAGAAAGGCTGTTTTTGAACCGTATTTACTAGAACAAAAAGTAAATAAAGATTGTCTTAATTTATTTACGGGATTTCCATATGTAGATTATCTGAAAAGTGGAAAAGGAACGTCTGATCTATATGAGAATAGTCTTATATTTAAAAATTTTAAAGAGAAACTATGTAACGGAGTAAAAGAACCTTCTTCTTTTGAATATGTAGATAATTATATTGCTCATATGGTTCAAAAACCTTCGGATAGACCAGATTCTATGATTATACTTTCTGGTAAACAAGGGACTGGAAAAGATTTATTTATAAGTTTTATTGAGGCTATGATCGGACAAGATAATGTAGTTCATATTGACAAAATGGAATCTCTACTCAAAAGTTTTAATAGTAGTATAGCGAAAAAATTATTAACAAAAGTAAATGAAATCTCTGACAAAGGTATTCACATAGATAAACACGATCAATTGAAAGAGAAAATTACTTGTAAATATTTAACTATTGAACCGAAAGGATTTGATTCTTATCAGATGGATCACGTATCCCGTTATATTGGTTTTACGAACAAAGACAATATTTTAAATGTAGAAGAATCGGATCGGAGATTTATGATGATTAAAACTGAAAATGATATGGCAAATAATATTCCTTATCATACTCAAATTAAGGCTGAAATGGATAGTATTGAGATGATCAAATCGGCTTTCTATTATTACGCTACAAAAGACATAAGTAAATATAGTCCTAGAATAATTCCAAATACTGAATACAAAAACGAACAGAAGATTAATTCACTACCATACAGTCTCAAATTTCTTTACAATTTATATAACGATACTTTAAACAATTCGTCAGAAGAATATTATAAACATACAGAAGATATTTACGCAGATTTCTTGAATTGGAATATACAAATGGGTAATACTAAAAATACTCTTAGAATGAATATGGTAAAAGATTTTGAACGGTTAGGATTAGAGAAAAAACGCTTTATAATTAATGAAAATAAAAAAGACGGATTTAAAATATCATATGACGATTTACAAAAATGCTTTAGAGAATATTTAAAAGATCAAGCTTTAATTCTACCTAAAAATTAATTTGTCTTTTGGACTTTTTTAAAAAAACAAAAGTCCACAAAAATCAAGTAGAGTGGAGTTTAAAAGACAAAAAAAAGGACATTTCCTTTTTTTTTTCTATTCCTATATACTATATATATATTACTCTTTCTATTTTTTTATTTTTTTTTTATTAATATAAAAAAAAAAGAAAATAGTCTTGTTTTTCGTCTAAACTGTTAACACCTTCTGATTTTTATCTTTGGATTTTAGAAAAACCCTAAGATGACTTATTTAGACTGTTAATAGGTTGGCCAACTTTTTTTGTCCAACTTTTAAGAAAAGACGTTTTTTTTGTCTTTTCTAATTACCTATTTAAAAACTAACTTTCTATTATAAAAAGATGGAAGAAGTTCTTTATACATTCAACAAATTAACATTTATTAAGATCACCGATTTTAATCGTTCTAAAATACAGATGCAGTTAATAAAAGCCTTTAGAGCATGTGATGATCCAGAAAACTTAGCTGTTATATATGAGCGTTTTATGGATTCTGATTCAATAAAAAATAGAGCCGATATTAGGTTTTTAGAAATGGAGTCAAAACCACGTGCTGTTATAGAAGAAATGGGTGATATTTATAGACGAAATATAAGAATATATAATTAAATTTAATTTTTAACTTACTTACATTTTTAAAAGCTGCCACGACATTGATGTCGTGGCAGCTTTTAAATTACTTACATTTTTAATTAAGTATTTAAAAACAAAAGAGTTTTTAAATAAAAGATGAGTAAAGATTATATCGTGGAAGTTTGCATTTATTGCGATCAAGAAGTTGCCGAAACTGACACGAAATATTGTTGTATGTGGACAGAGTATTTTTCATATACTGGATTAGAAGATTTTACAAGTAAAAATTTTAAGCAAATGGTAGCGGGGAGTTACAAAGCAAAAAACAAAATACAAAAAACCAAAAGAAAAGATGTTGAGTACGATCTAGACGCTTATCATTTACATGCCGATGGAATAATTTTAAAATAAATAAAGGGGTATACCTTCAAATTTATCCAAAAACCGTTTTTCAGTTTACTTTACAGTTTAAATTAAATTTTAAAGTAACATAATTTTTGTCTTCAAATTAAAAATGATTTTTAAATACATATTTAAAAACAAGATCAGTATAATCAAATGGAAGCAAAAGCCGATAAAAAAACTATGATGTTTATTCCAACTGAATTAAAAGACACATATCTTGACAGTCAGTTTGGGACTGTTCCTACATTAATAATGATTGTCAAAGGAGACGATATTAATTGTTGTATAGACCGCAAATGCCCGTGTGACTGTAAAGACAAAATTGAACATTTTAAACTTCGTAAAAAAGATTTGAACGAATGGTTAAAAACTAATCCACACTTTTATAGAATATCCTAAATACTACGCAGTAAATGTAGCCTATTGTAAGCCTTAAAATTTAAAATTGAATTTTAAATTTAACTTTGTGGATAATTAACAGAATGACTACCGTTGTCAAAAATGAGAATATCACTTATACATCAATTAAGATTGATCCAAGAACTTTAACAAAAATTCTTAGATGGTTTGAAGTCAACGTGTATACAGTGTCTCAGAAAATATCAGAGTATAAAGACTACGAATCTAAATGGGATAGAGATGCCGGTGATAGTGGTTTATGGATTAAGTCTTGGATATCTACGTCTTCTCCGTTTTCTTGTGATTTACAAATAACACAAGATGACGATGAATATGATTTGAATTGTTATATTTACTT